GCATTTGAAACAAATACAACCTGGCAGATTGATCGTTCTATTAACAAAACTGGTATAACAAACGCAGATCGTATTACACTAGTCGAACAACATTTACAAAATATAAAAAGCCAGCCGTATAATACTAGCCCGATTAATGGGTTACCGCCGCATAAAAAATTGAATTATAATTTATTATTTCAGCTTGGCGGTAGCAAGTATCTGTGTGACATATTAAATTTGCCCGAAGCTGATAAACAGTATCATACATTTTGAGATAGTCAGTTAGTGCCGGCTACAAGCCCAGACAGTCTGACAGTCTGGGGAAGAACCTGGAACAAAGCAGACTATTTTAGTGATTAAGCAAATTCATATGCAACGTAACAAGCATTGCGTACGATAGTGCATGAGACTTTTTGAAGGTGTAACCCCGGCTATCATCGCTATCCCAAACTGATTCAAACACGTCGGACCAGGGTCGGTTTTGCAAGTGTGCTTTACCTGGTCGAATAATTGAAATAAACGCAGCCATCTTGGGTATAGAGTCTGGGCGCATAGCTGCTAATAAATCTGTATAGTTACCCACGTGCACTAATTGCTTGGCCCAATCAATGTCATTACAAATTCGATCCCACGGAGGGGCGGCTGCTAGCATAGTTGTGTAGTGTTCAGGATTTTGAATCAACTGATACACACTCATGTTCAAGAAGTCAATCTTGAAATACCCTCGCTGATCGGCTATAGCGTAATCAATTGCAGCACATCCATGCACCGGATCTAAAGGAATATCTGTGATGTATATTCCCGAGTTGTGCTTACGCACTTTGTTGTCTACTCGTTGCATAGCCGGGATATGATCAATCAACGTTAGTACCAGGGATCGATCTGCAAAATCGATATCAATGTCTGCACTCATCTCCTACCAGCCTGCTTGTTTTAAAATTGTCCGTGCATAGTCACGATCTTCGGGGTGGTCACGAAGTCGCTGACTCCATACGTCAGTTTCGACCATGGGCCAAATCATAGTCAACTGCTCGGAGTTAAGTCTTGCTAGCAACTCATGTCCTGAATCACAGTTGTATACAGTCCAGGCTGATACCCGTCCGGTCGAAATCGCATAGCACAGTGTGTTGGCGTTGCCGTAACGAAGATAGTCGTGTGCTGCGTTGCCAGTTTTTTCCTGCCAATCGATGCTGGATTCAATTGAGCGGGACAGGGCATCATCTACAGATTCGCTGCGCAAGTACTCCATCAAGTATTCATAGTATACAGATTCATGACACCAGTGATCAATCTTTTTATTTTTCTTAACTATCCAGTTAACAAACTGCGGTACATTAACAGCGCGGATCTCTTGACAGTAACGTCCAAATTTAACAAATGCCCGGTAGTAGGGGCTAGCAGAAAAATCCCTAAACGTTTTGTTCTTTGCTGTACCTTGTGTAATCTCGTAAAATCTCAAGTATGCCTGGAGGGCGATTGTAACGCCCACTTCGTCCCGCTCAAGATAGCGACGTTTGGATTCACACACATGTGTGGCCAAGCTTGGTTCCCGCTTGAATGCACGGGCACAATGGTTACAAGTGTATTCAGTCTTTGTCAGTGTAGCCGTGTTCACGCAAATACTCTTTCAAGTCTTTCTTGTTGATGAGTTTGGACAGTGTGTCAATATCCGATAGCTTGGTAGTGGGCATAAGCTCCATGAGAGTTTTCTTGATCTCATTGGATCCTGCTTCTTTCTTTTTGGGCGATATCCACTGATGTCGGTGTGTACCCATTCCTGGACTCACAGCGGTAGCGCATAACCACTGTAGCCGGGGGTGTCGGTTTATGGCAAAGAAGTGCTTGTTAAGACGCTCGTTACATGAGATTAGATAAAACTCTTGCAGTTCTCGACTACCATGCACTGCTGATCCCCACCGTATCATAAGATAGTTGGAGAACTTTTTACGTTCCTCATCTGTGAGACTGTTATAAAACTCTCGATCCTTGAGATCGAATCGATTCATCTCATTTTGAATGCTAAGTTTATCCACGACGTATGCTGTTGATTGCACTGGTTGCTTCGTCAAGTTGATTTTGCATGCGGCGCATTTCGCGTTGCATAGTAGCAATAGTTCGAGTTTGATCTTGGAGTCTCTGATCTAACAAATCAATCTTCGAGCCAACGACTTTTTGCTCAGGCGCCTGTGGCAGGGCATCAACTTTGGGTCCACTTTTTTCGTATTGTTTCATACTACCAGGCCTTGTCATATTGTACAACTTCACAGTTTCGACTAATGTCTTTTACAAAGTACACGCATCGAGGCTTCGGGCCATCGTCAATAGGTACCGATAAAATTTGCCCATTTTTAAGTTTGGGAGCATACCAAGTTACTTCATGATAAACGTCCACAATCTCAATATCAGGAAAACTGGGCCTAAAACTACTTAGCGGGTTGAACTCAAAAGCTTTGAACCCACGATCGTTGATACTGGTCAACGGTAGCATTTCTAAGTCGCCCAGATCCGGCTCCCCTATCAAGATTTGCCAGTCTACCGGCATTTTAATAGTTTTGTCCCCAATGCGTAACACTAGTGCAGGTGCACTAAAGCTTTCTAGAAAAATCAACGGGATATAATAGTAGTCAGGACTGTTAGGGTCTGAATTGTCTAAGATAGCAAAACGCATGTCGTCAACTTCATCTGGCAAGGTGTCCAAGTCGTAATGCTGATTCTCAAGGGTTAGGATTCTCATATTTCTATTATACACACTTAGTGGCAGAAAGTCAAGGTATAACACCTGTTAAGGACCTACTATTACTACGATAACGGTCTAGTGCCGATACCCAACATCCGTACAGTTGTTTAGCCTTATCGGCATCAAAGTCTGTAAGCCCTAGCTTTTTATACAGAATTTCTAACTGTTGCAGATATAGCCCCTGGTCAAGATAACAAGATGCATCCCAGTCTGTGGTCCAGTGTCCAGTAACAGCCCCAGTTAAATCATACTGTTGTTGGATAGTAAGATTAACAATAAATTGTTTAATAGGTTTAATATCAGATGCGATTTCCTGATACTCTAGTAGTTGGCAATCATCTAATGTCAGTGGTGGCTGAACGGGCCAGGATTCGCTACAGTGATCTTGCCACCAGGTAGTAATATGTTGCTTGAGTTTCCGTGCCACGTCGAGCCGGGCCACCCAGGGTGTCCATAATGGTCGATATTTTTTCATAAAGCCCAAATAATTAACAAATCGGATTATTTTAGCATTAGGCCATGTTTGTGATAACCAAGCAAGTTGATTAGGGTTATGCGCAACAATAAAAAAATATTTGTTTTGTTCGATAAGTTTAGGAATTATATTACAGTAGTGCCAACCAGTAGACTCTGATAACCGAACTTTGAAATTTATTAAATTTCGATCATTACCAAATAATTGCTTACATCCTAAATCGACATCCTGCCAAATTGGCGTGTTCATCGATTCATACCTAGAGCTCAACCAATTTAGCTTTTGATCTGAAGTAAATTCAGTAAGATCTGAATGTTGCAATACTGCTTGTTGACTTAGTGCTATACTGTTTGCTAGGAATTTGCCTCCAGCACCCCTGGGATACTTAACAATAATTATCCTGTCTGTAGAAAATTGTTCTGATGTTAACATTACCATTCTAGTTTTTCCTGAGTATATGGATAATTGGCCTCTTTGTAAAAGACTTTACGTTTAGTCAAATGTCGCTTGGCAAACTTGCACGTGGATGTTATGTCCCAGATTTGAACATGATCCTTATCTTCCGCCTTGCGTATGCCGCGGCCAATGCTTTGTATAACTCGAACAAAACTTTTGCCGGGCTCTAGCATAACTAGATTGAAAATACGAGGAATATTAATACCCACAGCAGCAACTCCGTATGTGGCCACAATGATCTTGCCGGTTGCGTCCGCTACTTCGTCGTATTCATCTTGCCGATCTTTTGCCTTGGTTGCACCCGATACAAATACAGCACTTTCGCCTAACCTCTCAACTAATGCTTTCCCGGCTGCTACTCGGTCCACGAGCACTAGTGTATTACCAGTCTCATTCACACGAGCAACCAAGCTAGCAATTGTGTCAAGTCTGCCAGGTTCCTCTAGTAAGTATTTAAGCTCGGCTTGGTATTCTTTAAACTCTACATGATCTACTAATTGTACCACGTTTACGTGACATTGTGCTAGTACACCACGCTCCTGTAACTCGCTAGCTGCAAGACGGCTCACTACAGGTCCTAGGCTCACATGCAAGGCTTGGAATTCAAATGCTTCCTTGGGAACGGTGCCTGTAAGCCCCCACCGAATCGGGATTTGACTCATTACCCCTGTGAGCAGGGTCTTGAGTGCATCAGCTTTGGCCATATGCACTTCGTCTACCATGACACACACCACGCCCTCAATAAAGTCCTGTATGGTACAGTCAGCGGTGCCCGAGCGGGTGTTTTTTAACAGAACATTAAGGCTTTGCCAAGTGCAGATAGTGTGCTGACGACCAAACTCCTTTCGATCCCCAAAGTATACACCAACATCTAGTCCAATGTTAATGTAATCCTTCTCGGTCTGTGTTACAAGACTCTTGTTAGGCACAATAACAATGCTGCGACCGTACGGTCCAATCAAACAACTTAGCGCAGCAGTCATGATAGTCTTGCCGGCACCTGTGGCAACCTCTTGGATGCACTGTGGGTTACTAAGAAAGTTGTTGATAATCTCAACTTGATAATCTCGTAGCTGAATCGGCACTCCTGCCTGTGGGTGGCCTTTGGGCCACCACCGGTCCTTGAAGGTATCTTCTGTGGCTAGAGCAAACTTAAAAGTTCTAGTGTACTCGCGCTGATCGTCGAGATCGATTTTATAGTTGTAGTCTTCGAGTATGGGTAAAATCTCCGGAAGTAGATTAGTATAGGTGCTACCGCCAAGTTGGAAATAGCTAACTTTACCATCCCATCGACCTAATCTCACTGCCGGTAAGTACCTGGCATAAGGTACATCATACTTGAACTTGTTGACTAGTGCACGGCGTACGTCAAGATCAAGTCCTTCAATTTTTATATTAACTTCATCGCGTATAACCAAGATAGCTTGTTTCATTCTATGTATATATCCGTAACGTATTGATTGTTAGCCAGGGTAGATAAGATTTGCTGCTCAGTCATGACTATCATGACTGTATATTAGCACAAACAACAAGAGAAGTCAAAAAAAGAGACACCGTTTTACGGGTGCCCCACAAAGGATTGCCCTGTTAGGGGCAGCATGATGCTTATGCGTTACGCATGCAAGTACATTCGGCAAGCGACTTCCAATTGCTCGGGGACACTTTGGTCAAGTCAGCAATCTTCAACGCCATGCGCAAGCTCACTTCACGCAAGCGCATGTGATTGTCAGTCATGAACTCGATAATAGAGTCTCCCAGTTCCGGGGTAAAGTCATAGTCTTGAAACAGGCTACCCCTACGGAAGATCTGTTTGATGCGCAAGATCTTGTCACGCATGGTGTTCAGCGTAAGATCAAGAAAGTGACAACGACTCTGCAA